GGCAACCTCTGAACGAGAGTCGCTCGCTTGTGTGGATCGAATGTGTCAATTTGAGAGTGATGTAGTCATTGATTTCCACTTTACCCTCCTATCACCAATTATACGCTGACAGCCCTAGTTGACATCAAGGGGTCCTAATATCGTCTCTATAACTGTCTAGAACGGTGCGGGAACGCTGGGCGAAGTCGTACAGCCCTGGACGCGTTCCGTAAGGCCCTTGTGGCGGCACGTCCCATTGCCCTGGAGGCTTACGCACAGGGCGTCTCTTCGTAAAGTAACCGATCATCCATCCGATCGTTCCTGCTCCCAACGCGACCAGCATGTTGCCGATCAGCGTGTACTGGTTCAGGATCATGTTTCCCGTAGTGACGTAGTCACTCAGGAGTTGGGTTACATGCTCATACATGAGTCGCTCCATTCACTTAGGCCGCCCTGTGGGTTTCCCTCTCGCACTCCGCGGATTCGCTTTCCCGAATTGACCAGGACGTAGGTTGTTGTCAGGTCGGTGATAGCCTGTCCTGCTATCCTTGCACGCTTGTTCGCCTATCTCAGTCTTCCAGAATCTGCCATCGTACCATACGTGGGCGAGGCAGTCCTTGCAAGTCCTAGGCGGTCGTTCCCGGTACGGCGTATCCCTGCCCACGAGGCTCCCTCACCCCCAGGTACATCTCCTTCGCCTGCTCACTCGGCTTCGCGGCCGACAGCTTGTTGAGTGGGTGCTGCATGTTGCCTCGCTTTGGCTTGGCGCATGTAGCGCAGAGCCACCAACCGTGCTTGGCGCCACGAACCGACTTGTCGCTACGAGTTGCACACTCGCAGAACAGGGTCGGCTTCTGGTACACGCCGATCATCCTAACTGTCGACCCTTCAGGCTGGTCTCCGAAGGTCGACATGAAGCCGTTCGCTTCGGCGTCGTTGTCGAACTCGAGTACTACGTATCTAGCCATTCTTTGCCTCCTTCAGAACGCAGAACAGCCCGACCCCATTACAGGGCCGGGCCGTCGTGCTCTTGATCGTTCCATGTGTCAAGTTTCCCCTGCTCCTCAGCCGGTTCGGCCTTCTGCTCGGGGACTTCCAGTCCTGCCGGAGCAGCAAACTGGACATGCTCGTGCTTGTTGACCTCGCACTGCTCGGTCTTGGGGTGAAGGTGGATGATGCTCTCCTCAGGCCACCGTTTGTCGGTCAGACGCCGGTTTGCTTCGAGCCGGATCGCCTGAAGGTCTGTCACGCCCTCGGAGTGGTAGTACTCATGCATCTGCCTTCACCTTATCTCCCAACAGTTCCTTCAGCCACGACCACTTCAGGTCGAGCTGTTGAAGTCGACCTCCGTCGACTGTGTCTCTAGCAACGATGTCGATGACTTGTACCGCGTTCCGTTGACCGATACGATGCAGTCGATCCTCAGCCTGCCTATTTCGACTTGGGTTCCAAGTACGATCCAGGAAGATGACTGTGTCGGCTGAAGTGAGAGTAATTCCCTCGCCACCCGCATGTATGGTGCCCAAGAAGGCGCGAGCCCTCCCAGCTTGGAACTTCGCCACGACGTTGTCACGATCAGCTTGTGCAGTATCGCCGGTGAGCACCACGTGACTGATGTTCTCCCTTGTGAGTCTGGCGGCAAGTAGGTTGATAGCTTGCTTCGACTCACTAAAGACGACGAACTGCCTAGTAGGGTTGTCTTGTAGTTGATCCAAGACGACGTCCAGCTTCGAAGATGGCTCCGAAAGCTTGACGCGTGTCTTGGCTTGTACTTCACCCGTTGACCTGTTGCGAACCTGCACCTCTTCGAGCTCAGCGTACGCCAGAGCGAACTGCTTGAGCCTGACGAGCTGGGCCACAACAATGGGTGCAGCAATTGGCTCGTGTTCGTGTTCCCCAATCCAAGCCAACATGTCATGTCGCATCTCATCGTAGATCCTGCGCTGCTTAGGCGCGAGGTCCACTTCGATCTGTGTGTAGTACTTTTCAGGCAGCTCACTGATCACCTCTGCCTTCAGCCGCCTCATGTAGTACGGTGCAATCTCTGCATGAAGCTCGTCGACGTAGTCAACGCCGACCATCTTCTTGAAGCTACTCTTGTGGAAGTCCTCGCAGTTAGGCACAGGACACTTGAAGCCGTTGGCCTGTGAGGCTGCTTGGTGCCACTGGTACTTGACGTGCTTACGCTCGTAGCTCCAGTAGCTCGTCCACCGCTTTGGGTACAACCAGTTCAACAACGACCAAAGGTCTTGTGGCGCGTTGTCTGCCGGCGTGCCCGACAGTGCCGTCTTGTAGTTGGTATGAAGCTTCTTGAGCGCCCACGTTTGCTGCGCCTTCCGATTCTTCATCCGGTGAGCTTCGTCGGCGACGATGTGCCACCACGAACGCTTCTGAAGCTCTTCGACTAGCCGTACCCCTTCCCAGTGGATGATGTAGTAGTGGTACTGCGAGTCTAGTTCCCTAATGAACTTGCCGCGCATCTTCGGGTTGATCACCGCAACCCTCGCGGCAGGCCATAGCTGCTTGATATGCCACTCCCACACGCCCAGAACAGACAAGGGCGCAACGATGAGCGTCGGATACTCCAACTGCCGTCCAGGCAGCTGTGTAGTGCGACGTCGTAGGTCCAACGCTAGAGCCTCGAACGTCTTACCGAGGCCCATGTCGTCGCCTACCAGTACAGATGGTGTGTCGACGAATCGATCCACCAGCTCCTTTTGGAACGGATAGAGTTTCATTCCGCCTCCTTCTTCGACTTGAAGTTCTTGATCACCCATCCTTCCCCTTCAAGGTCGAATGGGACGCTAAGTAGTGCTTCGACGTCCTCGTCGTACAGGATCTCGCACGCGCATGGGGACAGCGCGTCAAACGGCAGCCTGTCCTTTACGTGCTGACCAATCCTGAACATACGGTAGGCCGCAAGTCTACCTACTTCGGTCAAGCAGGTAGTTGCGTATGTGTAAATCTCGTGAGGTGTCCTGCCCTCTTCGCGTATAGCACGGGAGATCTCACTGTTGATCTTGTCGACGCCCTCGTCGAAGATCTCATGTATGAACTTGGCGAGTGCAAGCGCGCCATGTTCAGTGTCGCGATCGATGTCGTACTCCTGTTCCTCATCGGTCTTGCCGACGATATACAGGCTGTGCCACGCATTCCGAAGCACTACCAGCTCGAGCAGTACCTTCCTGGCGTGCTCACGCTTTGTTGTCATCAAACCTCCTACTACGCGTAAACGTCTAACTAAGGTCTAACGTTACTAGACCTTAGAGAGACAAGGCTTGTCCACGCCCTACGTAGCTTTACGTGGCTATTCGTCTCTCTAGAGTCTACTAACGTCCGCCGAGCTCTCCTCCGCCGTGTGTCTCCATGCGAAGCTGCTCGTCGATCTTGGCGCGCACTTCTTCCGTCAGGTCCGGAATTGCCGGGAAAGCCTTCTCCCGCTTCACTGTCAGTGGAATCGTGCCGTCCGGGTTAACCTGGATCGTCCGGACGACAGTACCGAACGCCCTGCATCGCTCGTTGCGACACTCGATGACGTGTAGCGATGCACCTCGAGTGATACCAGGAAGCCGTGGAGCGGGTCGCTCGCCGACCTTCTCGCCGGGTTCCTTGCAGCGGAAGCAACGCTTTGCCTCTTCGTACGTAGTGTCGGTCACTCTACTCTTTCCCTCCTCATTAGGAATTCGACAAGTTCCTCCAGCCGGGTAACGCGATCGTGCAGGTCCTTCACGTTGCCCTGGATCATCTGCGTCGCATTGCCCCGTCGAGCCTTCCTTGGCGTGTATGCCTTCCACGCCTCGAGCTCCGGCGGCTTCCACAAGATCCACCGGCTCGTCGCATTCCCACCGCCTCGACGAAGTTGCTCGATGCAGCCCATGCCTACGAGCTGGTTCTTGATGCTCGTGTAGTAAGGTACGCTCAGAAGCAGTTCGTCGAACAGCTTCGTGTAGTGTCCCTCGTACACTCGCACGGTCTTGCCGTCAGAGCTCGACGCGCTCAGCTGCTCTGGCTTCGACCGCTTCCACATGAGTTCGAACACCTTGACCGCATGCTCGAAGAGAGCCGGAATGACTGTAGGGTCTACCGCTTCCGGCTCCCCCCGAGTAGAGGCTCTCCCGTCAATTGCCATCCAACGCCTCCTGTATCCGTTGCTGCAGGTTCTTGAGTGTAGCGAGTTCTTCCTGTGCAGTAAAGACCACATCGAGGAAGTCCTCTACCGTTTCCGGCGTTTGGTCTTCCTCAATGAGGCCGTCTATCTCCTGCTCCGCAATGGTGACTACGACCTCCAGCGCATCGTCAATCTGGTGAAGGTCGTCCTGCGACAAGTCCAGTTTCAACATCTTCCCTCCTCCTTCTATTATATACCGGGAGAATCGTTGGACCGCAAGGGGGCTATTTATAGAGGTGTAACACACGGGCCGTG